TAAATTTTAGCCAACCACCGTCCGTTTTAAAGATGATGGAAACCAAAATTAGACATTCATTCGATTCTTTCGACGTTTCAGCCGATCGTAACGGCTCGCAACTAAAAATAGGAAATTCGATGGAGTGCAGACGCATGCGTGTCTACATGCGTTTGTACAAGAAGATCTACAAGGCACAAGCCCACGCAGGGATGGACACAGCCATCGACCTGCTGTCGCATTATGTCAACCCCGCCACTGCAGTGAGGACGATCTCGTTGATCCTGTCAGTGTGCTCGGCTGGCCTGGCGATAGCAAAAGATGCACCCAAGTCCGTTAAGGCCATGTGTATTGCAACTGCCGTGACTACTGTCGCAGCCGAGTTTGTGGGTTGCTTCACCAACCCCTTTCAAGAGCTGCCTCAGTTATTTGCGGCGTTGTTTCACAAAGAAGAACTATTGGCCCCCGAACCACAACCAGAACCGAGACCACTTGTTGACGTTGACGCACCGGATGCGCCAGTGCAGGCCAGCCCAGCCATCAAACTTGACCCGGGAATCAGCACCCTTGCTGCCGAGTTAGGTGAAGAGCCGTTGGTCCCGCCATGCGCGGCAGTCCCACTAACCGAAGACGAGAAGAGAGCCATAAACAAGAGCATTCATGGCGGCGTTTTGGTAGACGAGCACTTGTCCAACCTCCCACTTGAGGAAAGAGTGCAACACTTCCACGCTCACGACGACATCGAAGACCATGCGTCCGATGATGCCGGCCCAACTAGGCAACAGATTTATCGAGAGTTTCAGGCTCGTAGAGCTGTGCTTATGATGGACGCCATCAACAAACGGATGGACGCGCCCGACAACTACATCTGGGTCGGATTGACGCGATGGGCCGTCGAAAAGGCGGCGCTTGACTGGTTCCCACTTAACGAGAACGCTGATCCCTTCCAGGAAGAGATTTACATCAGAGACCGGCGCTTAGCTGATCCCATGAACGACCGCATTGCCATTAGGTCGCTCATAGAGTGGCTCGACGACTTGGATGAGGATGAGGAAGAACCAGTGGCTGTTGCCCACGCAGCAACCACTTTAGATATCCCCAAAATCATTAACACAGCCATTTTTGGGCTGTCGATGGTGACGCTCGCCTCAATGAAGGTGGGAGGGTACAGCATCTCGGATCTGACAAAACTCATAGCGGCGAAAAACACCCTAACGACCGAATTCAACACCATTCGAGACTTCGCATACATGGTAGCTAGGGATTGGTTTGGCATAGAGCTTAGCGCGAGTGCTCAGTTCGCAACCTCGATCACGGGGTTGTTGGAAAGGGGCGACGAGTTCACGAAGCTCAGCATGCAGGACTATTACACCGGCGACCATTTCAAGGAATTGGGAGCGTGGGTCAAAGACGTCGAAACCTTCATAACCACCACCAGGACAGTTAAGGACATCAACCAGTCTCCAGGATACAACATGCTCATGGCACTTTACACCAAGTGCAGGGAGACGTTTGAGTCCGTAAGAAGGATGAAGGGGAAGGACGGCTATCGGCAAGAACCCGTGGTCGTACACCTCGCTGGAGCCCCTGGTGTTGGCAAGACTTGGTTAGAGACGTATTTGAGAGAGATATTGTCAAAGGAGTTGTCCATCTCAGAGGCACCCTACAACGTGAACAAAAACCAAAACGGGGGTTTTTACCCCACTTACTGCGGTGAGAAGTTCATGGTTGTGGACGAGTTCATGGGAGCAGTGGATGACAAAATGGTTGAGGACCTCAATGGACTTGCCTCAACAGCCCCGTTCAAGCTTGAGGGGGCCAGCCTCCCAGAAAAAGACCAGTGGGCGGCCTTTGATTTCATCATTCTCATGTCGAACAACTTCCGACCTAAACAACACAAATTGACCCCCGAGGCGGAGAAGGCCTTTTACTCGCGATTAAAGACAACGCTAGTTAGGTTTCCGGGGCAAGACCCGGAAAATCCCAGGTCTCTCGCTGGGCGCCTTCCTGATTGCTCGCACCTTCGCTTGGATTCTCTTTCCTACGAACACAACGGCAGCGAGTTCGTGCTGGACAAGGCCACCGCGAAATCGCTGCACGAGTTCGTACAGGAGCTCAAGGCACAATGGAACGAGAACCACAGGGCTTACATCGCGCGAGCAAATGGCGTCAGAGCCGCCTACGCCGCCCCGACCAAATTGATCCCAGTGGCAGACCCCATTGACGCGCAGGCTGTCGCGCATTCGGCAGCAGGGGCGCCGTTCGTGGTGCACTTGTGTGGTGACCCGGGATCGGGGAAAACGATGTTCACTGACAGAGTGATGGCCGACTTAGCAAAAATGTACGGCCTACCGATAGTCCACGTCAAGGACCTCTCTGAAGTGTACGATGAAGCACTGTGTGTGCTGGACGATGTCGTAACGCAAGACAATATAGTGGATTACATGCGTTTCGTAGATTCCCTGGGACCATCATCAATTGTGTGGATTTCGTCAAACATCCCTGTTGAACCAAGATGGCGCATGGACAGGAGGACTTTGCCCTTCATCCCATGGGGCGTACCGATGCCCACACACATGTTCGAGGTTGGCGTTGAAACCAAGACCCATAGCGGGTTTGTGAGGCGGATTGGGTTGAGCGGTAGGGTCCAATCGTACGATTCAGCCCCAGTATACGTGTCGCGGCAAGAATCTCACGGGATTTTCATAAAGTTCCGAAAAGAAGGCCTCATCAGGAAGTACGACATTTACTCAGACGTTGGGGTGCAGCAAATCCAGTTGAAAGATGCCGCCGACATTATCCACGCCGCAAGGCTCAAACACATGGACGAAAGCGGCGACCTTGTGATTATAGAGAACAGCCGACCTATAATACAAGGAGACGTAGTGCTGCACGCTAATACGATTCAGGAGCTCAACGAAGTTACCGCGACAGCCACGGTGTTATCCACCAAGTTCCTTACCAATGTGAACCCCAATTTCCGCATTTCCGGCAGGGTTTTCTCAGTCGCAGGGGCAGCTAGGGACGTCACACAATGGGTGCAGCCGGAGCCGATCGTCGATCCGCACTCCTTCAGACGGGTGGCCATACACTACGCCAATGTCGTTAGGGCGTCCGGAAATTCCCTTGAAGTCTCGATCCGCGCTGGCCCTCTTTCCGCGGTCTTCACCGGTAACGTGCTCCATTTGGATGGCATTACGGACGGAGTTTCAGCGTGGGACGCCTTCGACATGGACGGCACCATTTCCGTGGTCTACACCGACGGGCTCGTGATTAGGGCGCCGGCTGACGAGTGGCTCGCGCTGGAAAAAGGGGGACTCAACGGGTCTCTAAGGGCATTCCCCGCGCACCGGTTGACCGCAGCGACTTCCTACCTTAGCTCAACTTTAGGAACGCAAGAAGATCCGCTAGCGAGATACAGAATTAAAGCGGTCAAGACAGAGGCTGCAGCCATTCGTGACCAGTACATCTATTTGGTCGCAGGGCAAGTTCTGAAAGCGATCAAAGACAATCCGGTCCTATTTGCGCTCGTCACCGTTCTGACCGTGTCAGCGATTGGATACGGAATTTATCGCCTCCTCCGAAACGACGACGTGGAAGATTACTCGGATGAACTCAAGTCCCTCGAGAAAAAGGCAAAGAAGGGGACTATATCGAAGGCCGAGATTGAGATGGGCAGAAGGATCCAGAGCAATGCCATCGTAGACAAGAACGTGGACATGATCGTCAAGTTCCCCACGAAGTACCCGGCCCTGTTCGCCCTTATGGATGGTGAGGAAGAGAGCCACGCCAAGCTCCGCAACCGGAAGAGTGGTAAGCGCAATTGGAAGGGGAAAACAGCAGATGACTACAAGGGGAACCTCGAGGGATTAACTCGCTGGACAAAACGCAATTGGAAGGGGAAAACAGCAGATGACTACAAGGGGAACCTCGAGGGATTAACTCGCTGGACAAAACGCAATGAGTCTGACCCGCGCAAACGCAGGGATTATATCACCCACATCGATGAGTTTGAAACTCACGGGAGAGATGCCCACGATTATATCCAACATTGCCGAAAGCATGACACGCCCGCTAGGTGGTCTGAGTACCACCTCTACACTACGGGAAAGCATGCGCATTCGGTCACCACGGTTGACCACGGTGCCAATACGCCTTTGTCGCAAATGATCGCAACATTCGACAATTGCAGCGTCATAGTGTGCCGTAGTATTGCAGCAGGATCTACGCGCGTGTTTGGGCAGATGGTGGGGAAGGACCTAGTGTTAGCCCCCGCCCACATTGCTGAGCGAGAAGGAGCAAGTCTGACAATCATTGCAGACGCCGATGGGGTGCCTCGAAATTACACGGCGAGCGTCAAGAAAATCGCCAGAGTGTACGAGCTAGCGGTGATCAAGATCACCGACCCATCTTGGAAGGCTTCCAAGAGCATCCTACATAGGATTGCCGGTTACGAAGACGACAGACCAGCGAAAGGAGTGGTGCTACGCCCCCAGACGAAAGGGCGCCCTCAGATGGCCATTGCGACCGACCTACGGGTCACACGCATCCCCTTTTTGACTGATTCACACGGAATAGAGATAGAGTATCGGCAGATCGCATATACGGCTTCAGTTTGCTCTACGGCCGGGACCCTGGGTTTGCAAGAGGGGGATTGTGGGTCCCTTCTCATTGCACCAGATCCGTTTAGGTGTGAGAAGGTTGTCGTTGGCATGTACATCGGGAAGTTGGGCGAGCTCGCCTACTTCGTCACGCTGAACTCTGCAATCGTGTCTGCCCTCGTTAGTGAAGCCGAGGCTGCAGTTGTCACCACCGTGCTGACTGAAGAAATTGGGGGACGAGTCGTACACTATGACATTGAGACACAACACTTAGTAAAGAGGGCACCAAACCACGTGCCCAGGGTTGACTTTGCTAGTGAACTCAACGGAATTGGTGGGATCATCGGGTACACCATAGGAGACACCGGAGCTACCAGGGATGGGGAAAAACCCTGCAGGGTGACGACGGGGCTCGACCCCGATACGTTGCCTTGTGGGAAAAGGCCCTGCCCTGTCAGGGTCGATCAGGTCCCCAAGCCGGATTCATTGAAGCCTATCCCAGGTGGTCGCCTCAAAGGGACGCGTGATTTGATCTACGCCAATGCCAGCGGCCAGTTCGTTGACAGGAAGAGCGTGGACTGGAGGTACTACGAACACGTTATCCCCCACATCATGGACCGACTCCCGAGGGACTGCTTCAACTTTCGACGGAAGACAATCATGGAAGTCCTGAACGGAGGCGTCGCGGGTGACCCCTACTACTCTGAAAGGGGCTCGGTCAACATTTACACATCACCGGGCTATTTTTACGAGACCAAGTTTGGGATGACAGACAAGACGCGATTCTTTCGGGGGCACGAGGAGCACGGCGTTTGGGTAGTAGATAGACCACTGGTCATCGACACATCCCGGCCGGAAGGGAAGACGCTCTTGACTCGATTCTCCACCATCGCATCTTTGGCGGAAAAGGGGGAGACCTTGTGCACCCTGGCAAAGACGTTCCAGAAGAGGGAGCTGATTAAGGACGAGAAGGCCGACGTCGGCAAGATCAGGACCTGCGAGTCCATGGATTTTGCTCTCAACATGTGGTTTGCGTCCATGGGGGCAGACTTTTATGAGCGCAGACAGCACCACAGGATCAACCAACATTTGGTCATTGGCGCTGACTTCTCCCGAGAGTTCACCTGGATGCGTCACTGTCTGGAGGATAAGAACCCGCATGAAGTCATGGCAGTTGACGTCCCGGCATGGGACAGAAACACCCACGCCAACGTGATCAAAGCCGCTATCGAACTGTTAGTTAGGGCCGCTTTGCGATCACCAAATTTCACCAATAAGGAAACCGCACGCAATGAATTTAAGGCCATGGAGATGTACTATACCCGGCCGATTTCAATAATGCGTGATTGCGTCTATTGGTTGATGGGGAGAATGAGTTCAGGAATCATGTTCACTGCCCAGTTCAACAGCGATGGACACCTTGCCATGCGCATGGCCGGGGCTGCTGTGATCTACGAGCGGGAGAAAGGTGTGTTGCCCCCCGTCGACGTGTACAGCGAGTACTGTGCTGAATTCCTTTATGGGGATGACATGATTTGCGCCGTGAAACCTGAAGGGTACTGGTTACTCGGACCTCAGCGGCAGAAGGAAATATACGCAATGGCTGGCTACAACGCCACCAACGACGCGAAAACGGGGGACCCGGAGGCGACCCCTTATGAGCAGGCATCTTTTTGTTCTAGATTCTTCATCAAGGACGGACAATTTTGCCTAGCTGCTATAAAGAAGCCAACGATTCTCAGTCTACTACATTGGGCTTCGGATTACGATGTCGAGACCATCGAATCCAATTACCGTGCGGCCCTTGAGGAGGCTATACCATGGGGTCCCGAATTCTTCAATGAAGTCAGGGAAGTGGTGCTACAGATGAAAGAGAAGCTTGGCATGCGCTTGCTGGTGTACGATTACGAGGCCGGCAAGCACTTTTACACCCTATCAAAACGACAAGAGTTGGATGGGTGTTTGGAGAGCATCATGACTGCGAGAGCACATGGTGCGGTGGACTTAGGTGCCCAACCGAATGATGCTAAGATAGTATTAAATCATAGCCAACAACCGTTAGTTTCGACAGTTGACTCAATTGCTATCACAGGTTTAGAGCGTCAAGAAAATCTTAACCTCAGTATCAAAATGGAACCAACCCACCTGGAATTGGAAGATTCAGTGCGAGCCGGTTACGACACCGCTCCGTACGCGAAGATCCTCAAGATTGCCGGATGCCACATGCATCGTGCGGCTTGGATTGCCGAAAAGAGGGCAAAGGACAAGAGGGACCCTCACAACTCGGTGTCCATCTGGCTTGAAGGGTATATCAGATATGGCAACCGACAGTGCTGCGAGGACGAGGATTGCTTTTGCTGGGCCTTGCGCGGTAGTTGCCTAAAGTGCGGTGACAACCATTGTGGGTACGGCCCTTACATAACGCCTATTGATCTAGAAGAGATGGACAAGATCCACGAAGACCAAGAGGGTGTCATTGCCGTTTCCAGTTACGGAACCGTTGTGGGATTCCTGCACAGGGATGATGACGGAACTGTCTGGTACGTGGACAATCGCACGAAGCGCCCTGAGATCGTGAATTACGACGGGCCAATGATCGAAGAAGCAGTGATGGCGTTTATGGCCGAGCAAATGGGTGCAACATCGGATGAATTACCGTTCGTCAGATTTCAACCCATGCGCAGCAGGTTTAAGCCGGAGTTGGTTGTGAAGGATGCCAAATCCCAACTCGACGATAAAGCTGGGCCTCCAGACGATCCCCAGCCGCACCAATACAGACAAGAAGTGCTGGCTCTCCGGCGGTATGATGCGGGTGAGATCTCCTATGCAGAGTTGTGTTCACTTCTCGGCATACTCAAACCTGTGGCACACTCTGGAGTCGTACCAACCATGCCAACGGACACTGGTGACGTAGGAAACGGGAGCAACTATGTGGACCCCATACCATCAGAAGGCCCGATCGTAGACACCCAGTTCATGCTACCGACAACCGGACTACCAATTGAACTTGTTCAAATGGTTGGGTCACAGTTGTCCAGTATAGAGGTGGCCACCAACGTGTTTGCCCCAGATTCGACTAGCACCAAGAGAATCACGAGCTCTGCCGGCAGAGGTACCATTATCTATGTCGACCCCTATCTGTCAACAAAGGGTTGGAGCAAAGCGATGAAAGACAACGCCAGACTCAACTACTACGCGGCAGGATCGTGCCAGCGGCGACATGAGTTCCATGGCCCCACTACCAACGGAGGGTCAATTATGTACGTCTGGCTCCCCTTTACACCGACGGGGAACACCTTAGACATGACTGAGATCGGACAGTACCCCTATCAGATCATCCCCATGGGAGGCGGGCACGCCATTGAGTATGGCCTCGCTGACTCAACTGACACGCCCCGCGTGAGGAAGATGTCTGAGTTCTTTGACGGGAATTTTGACCCCAAAACCATGCCATGCATTTGTGCTGTGGTTGAGATGCCAATCAACAACGGGTACAATCCAGGAGATAGGAATGAGATTGTGATAGACTTCGTCACGAAGATGCGATTCGGCGAGGGGTGGTACATGGCTAGGTGCGTTCCAGGAGGGATTGACAACAAACCATCCGATGCTTTTGTTGGAAAGGAGCTCAAGGAGATCCTCAACAGCTATAACATCAGATTGGCCACGGGAACCACTGAGTTTTGGCCCCCCTCGGCGTGGCCTGTGTCCGAATTACCAGACGCACCGATTGAGGGCTTCACGCTGCCGGCTGTTCAGAACTACGTCCAACAACCGTCGTCGACCCCCAACCCCAGCGGCACCGATGAAGACACGCATACGCAGTGGGGGTACACGAAGTTTCCGGGTGACGGCAACACAGGTGGTTACATTTGGATCACCCAGAGGGCCCTGTGCACTGGTACAGGGTTGCAAGCGCCGACGTGGGGCATAAACAGCCAGTATATCGAGAACATCGCACAAAGCCGAGCAGCTGACACCGACTGCAACTGCGTTACCCACTATGAACCAACGCCGACGGGTGACTTCAACGTTACGTACAGGACTGCTTCGACATCCACTGCGATTCCAATGCGCATCCACAGAGCAGATATCATGACCAACGAGTACGGCACGTGGGTGGTGTGGGTGTGGTCCTCGGCTCCAATTGGCAACAACATCACTGGACTTGACACTGTGACCGTCCCGGGGAACGTTGCGGCAGTCGCAAAGGCCAAGTTCCTTGGCAGCGCCAGCGTCCATCAGATGAATTTGGCGCAGCCCAGGGCTGCTGGATTGATACCGTACAAGAGTGCTTTCTTCAAACATTATTGCCCACCGATCAAGGGCACTACGAGCCTGCCAACCATGGCTCCCGAAGGCTACAACTTCTCACGGAAGAACGACATGAAGATGTTCAAGTTTGTGTCTCCTGGTTCCACGGCTAACACATTCACCATCGTGTGTGTCCAGGGCCAGATAATGATCCACTTCGACAGCCAGAAGATATCCGACGACTTTCTTGATGATTGGAAGTGCACGTCTGTCTCAACTTACTCCCCTTCGGGGGCCGTGGAGGTGAGCAACTTCGCTGCCACATCGTACGCCATGGCTACCGTAACTCGAGGAAACCATAACATCATACTGTTTGGCGGCGGGGCGGGCTTCTCGAAAGAGATAGCCCCAGCCTTCTTGCCCACGACCAGCAGGTATGCCAAGGAGTTGTTGGAAGAGAGGTTTGCCCGTGAATTCGGCGTAGACCCTAGGGACGTTGGACAGTTGAGGGGGCCATTGAAAACCATGGACGAGTTGCTCAGATTCATTGAGGACCCAGAAGACCGTGCCATACTCGCAGCCATGTTCCTCGACAAATCGTCGACGCTTGTCCCTGCTGCCACTGCTCACAGTGCAACAGGGATAGTGTTAGCGAATGCGTTGGAGAGCACCGGCAGCGGGTTGGGGTACCTGTTCACGAGTAAGCGTGAGCAGAAGCTGTGGAAGGAGCGGGCCCAGGTTACGGCAGAGCTTACCAAGGAAATTGACAAGGCCAGAGCCTACAACCAACACCAGCACCAGATAGCGATGATGAATCAGAAGAACGCACTGGCTGCTGCACAGTTGAATGCTGGGATGAATCATGTGAACACCAGCACAGCTGGATGGACGTACGCCGACAATCCAACAAGGACGATCGGCACCACCATGCACAGGGATGCGGGGGCACAAGCTGGCAAGCCCCCCAGGTTAAACCCCATCACTGACATGAAGAAGAAAACGTTCTCTACCGCGTCAACCTACGATCCAATGGACGACTATGAATTTGCGAATCAGCGTCCGCGTACGGTGTCGACTGCATCAACTACCGTCAGCGAAGCGAACCTACGAGCCGAAAGGGCCGTTAGGGCTGCTGACTTCGAGAAGACAGTCAAAGAGCGCGATGAGCACCAAAAGGCGGCGGCAACCCGGAAGGCCGCACAAGCCGCAGAGGCAGAGCGCGAGTGGAATGAGAAGCGGGCAAACTCCGTGGCACAAAGAAATGCCGAAAAGATGAGACAAAAGATGGAAGCGCCAATCGTGACGCACACTTTTGATCCTCCGACCACTAAACCGACACCCAAGAAAGTGCCGGCCGCTAAGCCAGAACCAGCGATGACTGAGGCCCAGGTCCACAAGGAACCGACCCCGCGCCCATCAACCGCTTCATCCGTGGCATGGGATGATTTCGAGTACCTCGACCCTAACGACATGCCAAATTCAATTGTATTCACAAATTCGAAAGGAAAGAATGTGCTTGTGTAATTGGAGCCCCCACGGTGTCTGCTACCAGTTGTCTTTAGACGATGTAGGGAAACAGCCCGAATGACGGGGAGTGTAGGGATCCAACCCGATCCGGCCACCCGAGGAGTGTTCGACGCTTTCAGTTAACAGAGCTCCTCGTGCTAAATGGGCGGTGAGATGCAGGTGCCCCTCACAAAATTATTATTGAAATTAATGTGTAACTTTTCATACTATTAGAATCTAGTACTTTACTACGCATACATTATATGGCGG